TGCTACAGCACCAGTAAAGGCTAGTTCTGCAGACTCCATTACTGTAGGTTCTGGCCTAATACCTGTGATTTCTGGATCACGAATTAATTTATTATAATCTTTAGAAACCTCTTGAAGTGATTTACCCGTATCTTTACTAATTTGATAAATCATTTGGCTTTTAACATTTGTAGTTAAATCATCTTCAAACATTCCTCGAATAAATGATTTAAACTTTTGACCAAAAGTAGGTTCTGGAGATACTCTTAATCCAGGTTGAACCTTATCTACTTTTTCTTCTTTTGGTTTTTTAACCTCTGTTTTAACAGTATCAACTTTTATATCGGAATTATCTTCTAATACAAATCCTTTTGGTAAAGGAGGTATTTCAGATTCTAATACAAAACCTTTGGGTAATGGTGGAATTACTTGATTGGTTGCCATTGACCGTCTTTCAACATTAATCTTTCACCAGTGTTAGGGTTAATAATAGTCATACCTTCCATAGCTTGAGGTTGAACATTAGTAGATTCAGCAACCATTTCTTCATTTCCTTGAGCTTGAAGCGTACTGTAAAGTTTTACCGCAGGGTCATTGGGATTATTTTTAATATAATCTTCTAAAGGATCTCCAACTAAATTTGCATCCTCAATAATATCTCTCTGTAAATCTTGAAATTGTTTTTCTTTAATAGTTTTAGGAGGCTTTGGAGTCTTAGTAGGTCTAAAAATTGGATTACGAAGCGTTTTAACTTTAGCCTTACCATCTGAGTATCTGACTTCTTCAATACCTCCATAAGCTGATTTAAATACTTCTGGTGGTTTTGCTCCAGAAATATTAAAACCAAGATTTGGAGATTTAGCATTTAAATAGGTAACAACTTCATCTACATTTTTTAATGTTCCCATCTGCATCCTAGATTGAGCATCTCTTAATATTGTTCTTTCAGTGTCGGACACATCAATATAATTCATAGCTTGACCAAAGTTTTTTCTAAACTCTTTAAACTCTTCTTTCTTTTTAAGCCTATCCTGCAAACTAAGTTCTGCACCTCTTTGCAATCCTGCACTTACACCTTGAGCAAAGCCACCTGCAATAGCTTGACCTAATGATGGTCTTTTCTTTGTTTTAAATTTAAAAGCCATTATTTAACTGCCTTTCCGTAGTAAACATGTTTAATACCATCTATCTCAACTACTGCTTCATTATTGACCTTTTCAACATCCTGGGCCATTAAACCGATCTGAGGTGTTTTATTACCCTTGTAGTTAAATAGATATACAGGTAAGCCATTATCTAATGAACCTACCTGACTGATGTTTTCTTTGATTCTTATGTCACTAAATAATGCTCCTGCCCCTGTAGCACCTGCGCCTGCACCTGCGGCTCCTGCACCTGCGGCACCTGCGGCACCTGCGGCTCCTGCACCAAATAATTTAGATCCTAGATATGTACCTGCTGTCGTTCCAAGTGCGCTACCACTTGAACCTAAAATACTTTCCCACCATTCTGGGTCATTATCTAAACCTGCTTGAATTTGCGCTCTTCTAGTTTCTTCTCCCATAATAGCTCTTGACATTTGATCTTGTATTTGCTGTTGAGTTTGTTGTAAGCCTGCCATTGTATTAGCTTGTCCCAATGCTAATCTTGGAACTTGTTGTAATTGTTGTGCAGTTTGCGCTTCAATACCAGTAAGTCTATCTAATAAACTTCTTTCTGCTCTTTCTTGAATACCTGGAGTTAATGCTTCTAATGTTTGAGCTTCACCGCCAGTACCCAGTATTGAGCGTTGTAATTGACTTAATAATTGACCTTGCTGTCTAGCACCCACTCTTTCAGCTATATCTTTTTGAGCTTCACTAGACCTTTGAATAAGACTTTCAAGTTCACCAATACTTTCTTCGGTCTTAGCTTCTGTTTCATCAAGCTGTGCCATTCTACGAGATTCTTCAGAGGCAGTTCTAGCTTCTTCTAAACTTTCATATGATTTACCATCTGCTGTTGTATAAAGACCAGTTTCAGGGTTATAAGTAGCCTCGTCACCTGCAAGAGATATTTTATTTTGCAAGGATTTCAAATAATTATTTGCATTATCCCTAGCATTTCTAAGTCTCCTAGTACGAGTAACTCCTTGCCCATCACCTACTTGAGATGACCATTTTTTTAGAACATCTCCAGTTTCAGTATTTATTACTTTATAGCCAATGGTAAGACCACCGCTTTTATCTGCTACTACTTTATAGTTTTCCATATTATAAATCCTTTGCTTTTTTAATTTCTGAGAAATGCCACTCTTCGTTTAGCTTTACTGCTAAATAAAACTTCCCTTCTTTAGTGCATATTCCAATATCTGTGTCTTTACCTTCTTGAGGACTAAAAAATCCTTGCTTAAGGTTAAAAATCTTATCTTGCTTACCATCAGTAAGTGTTTCAATGGTTTCTTCCATTATGGATTACTCCCTTCTATATCATAATCAATGTCAATACCATCGATACGAACATTGCTTTCTACTCCATATATCTCAATCTCAATGCTTTTACCTAGTTCATTAATGATGCTAGAATGTGTTTGCAGTGTAGTATGTTCAACCATTTCTTGAGTAATAGATGCCGTATCACTGCCATCTATATACACCTTATAAGACATGGCAGTTCCAGTGCCACTACCTTTATAAGTGATATGTAGTTTAGTAAAGCGTTTAAATTTATCTGGTACTCCAAAATCAAATCTCTTTGTTTTGAGTAGCATCGTAGAGGTTGAATCATTTGTAGTGCTACTAAATACATTTGTTACTTGAGTAGTACCAGTATTAAATGTTTGCAGTTCTTGATTATCTGACAATACAAATTGACTTTGAAAACTTCCTGTAAAATCATCAAACTTTGACCAAGACTGAGTATCAAAGTTATAAGCATACATTATGGTAGAATCAAAATCATAATTAACAACTAATGTGTTAATATTACCATGATACCCTAATGATAAAGCACCTTCATTTGGTTTAAGATCTAAACCTTGATATGTATCTCTTATTAGTAAGGATACTTCTGATATTTCTGTACCACGCATTACACTTACTTGCCTATTATCAGCAAAGCAAATACCGTAAGGTGTATCTATCACTGCGTGTTTATGTAAACATCCAATACCTGCTATATGCTTTTCTAAAATAAAGTTTACTGATTGTGAGCTTTGTATTCTGTAAACATATATGTTTCTTGTTTTAAATACATATAATCTATTCTGTGCAGAATGTAAAGCAGTTATTTCATCCCCATCATTCTTACCAACATCAAGAAACTTTGTTCCCACCACGGCCTCATCGAGCTTAAAGTTATCAGTAAAGACAATGCGATTCTTTTCACGAATTGTTTGATCATTCTCGTCCTTAAAATCTATATTTGCGTAAAACGCTTTGTTACCAACTACTGCTGCTGTATTCCACTTAATTGGTTTTAATCTAGTTTCTGCAGCTCTACCTGTAAGTGAGTTATAGGTTGCAAGTTTTAATCCATCGTTTGGTAGATACCAAGTAGCAACTTTATCTGTAGAAACAGTGCAAGCAAAACCATTTTTTCCATCAAAATAATCACTTGCAGATATTTGACTAAAACCTTCTCCTTGCCAATTACCCCAATTCACTGCTAAACCTGAGCTTGGCCCTGTAGTTAAAGTAGTTGTAGAAATTGATTTTATATTTGCTACATAAGTAGTTGGCTTTTCCAATTCTGCAGAAAATAATGCTAAGGTATTAGATGATAAAGCATCTGCAACTATAACTGCTTTATCTGCAACAAAATTAGAGTTTGTAAATGCCCATGTACTATCTCCTTTTAATGTAGTTGCAGTATGTTCGCTAGCGGTATTGTTTAAATCATGTACATCATTGCTTGTCGCACCATAAGGTTCTAAGCAAGGGATCCAATTACCATTGTTTGATGTAGCTGTAGCAGTGCCACGAATAATTGACTCTGTTGCTGAGTTTTTAGCTCTTGGGTCATCTGAAAAACCATCTTGTACATCATAAGTAGCAACTAAATAAAAATCAACATCATTTTCGGGTTGCCAATATAAATTAATTCCAGTAATTCTTTTATTCCAATTAGCAAGGTCTGTACCCGTATCAACAACTAATTGAATACCTGGACATCGACTAGCTTCAACAGCGTTTTGTGAAAAAACACCTATATCACCATGAGTATCTCTACCTAATTCACTTTCCTGTACATAATCGTAAATAAATGTAACTGTGTATTTATCTTTACTACTAAATGTATTTGTATCAGCATCATCAATTAATCTAAAAGCATCATCAGTTGGAAAATAAACAAAGATACCTACTTCATTCGCTGCATCGATTGCATTTTCCTGATCAAAAGCGTACTGCAATGGCACTACAGTTGGAGGTGTTAATTCCGTATCTTCTAATGTCCAAGCATTAACTGCTGCGGCCATAGGTGGTGTTCTAAATCTATAATGAGTTAAAGGGGTAATACCTTGACCAAAAACATCTCTTTTAATATGTCCATACCACTTAGGGTCATTTAAAAAAGAACCATCGCTGATTCTAAGTATCTGATTATGTACTAAAAGATCGTTACTAGGAAATTCTTTTATAGATATATCATCTATTCTGTAACTAGTATATGTAGATGCAGTTACTGAATAAATTGCAATACCACCATTACTTTGTTTGGGTGAAAAATATAAATTATGTGTAGTTGGTGTAAGTCTAGTTGTATCAATGTATGTTTCACTTAAATCTGCACTTTGTATCTTTATATCTGCTTTTCCTCCACCTTCGATATCAGATAATGTAAATTGTAATCGATAAATTTTATTCTTTTCTAGTTTGCCTGCCATACTAGCATTAGTTTGAGATAATGCACCTTCACCAGAGCTTAATGTATAAGAAACATGAGCAGGAACTGATGGAGGTTCACCTGCATTAAATGTCCAACCTGTGCCAAATGTCCAAGAGCTACTAGAAGATAACGCACCATTTGTTATCATTTCACTACCATAGGTAGAGTAGGTATTTATTGTACTCCAAGAACCTGAAGTACCATCAGCAACATCAACTCTATAAACCTTATCTGCATTAGAGACTACCCACCATTCAGTGCTTTTATCGTTACTACTTCCATCTTTTTCAGTACGATAGCGTATAAACTCAGAATTAATTTGCTCAGTACCTGACAAGGCACTGGATTGAGCAGTATTTGAACCTTTCTTTGTAATGCTACCTCTTTTGGTATTAATAGCATTCTCAAAATCTTGGAACTGATTATCTGATATATCTAATTCAGATTGATATGTAACTAATCCACCTGAAAAATCTCTTATACTTTTTCTAGCCATTAAAAGTCATTATAAGGAACAGTTAGGATTGTACTGCCATCTCTTGATTGTCTTTCAAGAATAACTCGTTGCTTTTGTTCTAACCATTCGTTTTTAAAATATGAAATTAAATTTAGGTCTCTAAGCCTCTCTGATACTCGCCAACATGGATAGTATATTAACATTCTCTGATAACGATCATCTATCTCTGGTTTACCAAATGTAACCGATTGATTAGATGCTGTGCCTGTAGCATTTGCTGTAATCACAACAGTAGTAGTATTCGTAATACTTCTAACAATAGTATTATCTGGAATATTCGCACCGACTATAGACATACCTGGTCTAACATCAGTTGTTGAGTCCATTGTAACATCTGTAGAACCACTTGATACATCGACAGTAGCATCAACAAACATTTTATGCGGTACATAATAATAATACACTTTTATTTCTTTTACTTCAGTCGGAGTAGGAAAGATTCCAAGTTTATCTTCATGTATGTAAAAAGCCTTGTCTGTAGTAATATTACTCATAGAAGAATCATCAGGTATATCACTTATCTCATTGATACCAATTCTTTGACAAATACTACCATCATATTCTACTCGATAGATACGAGTCATTGACTCTAGTGATAAACTTGTAGAAATTGCACCATCTAAGTTATTTTGACTTAATGTCCAATCTGTAACAAGAGTATTTGTATCTTTCATTTGATACTCACTTGTATCTACTACTGAATTACGAGTTGCATATCCTTGTAATAGATTCGCTTCATCACAAAGTTGAAAATGACCTTCATTGATAAGGTCATGTATAATCGAATCAGCTAAGACAGATGTAGAGTCTACACCTGTAATATTTCTGACTTCTGTTGTTATTTCTGATAAGGTCATAATATTTCCAATAAAGAGGGGGAGGTTAGTCCCCCTCTAGGTTATTGATTAGCTTAGATCAGTTCTCGCTGAAACGTACTGAATGACACCGTAGTCTTTGCTGTTGTAGTCACTAATGTCTACACCATAGATCTTTGCTGCTGAAATACCAAGTTGGTTTCCATAGTCAAAGGTCTTTTCTACCCACATCATATCAGATGATTCTGCAAAACAAGCTGCTTGTGCGCCCATGAAAAGGTTTCTTGAACCTTTTACAGCCGCTCCACCACCGTTATCGAAAGTGTTTACACCTTCGTGAGCGTGAATAACAACACCATTGTAGATACCTAAAGCACCTTTAAACAATGGATTACTATCACCACGAACCTGAGCTTCACGCTGAATCTGCTGAAACTCATCGAGTTCAAACAAATCGTAAGCAACTTCAGGATGCAATACCAATACATAGTAGTCGTTACCGTCTACACGGATTGGTCTCATTCTGTAGTTAGCAGATCCACCTATCTGAGCTAGTGTTTTCATTGCACTAATATCAGCTAGAGTGATCGCATCTGCTGCAGCTAATGCTGCTTTCGGATCAGAAGTTGCATACACAGAACCTGCGGCATCTGCTCTATAATAAGCATGAGTACCACTTGTTGTTGATAAAGCAGAGAAAATATCTGCATCAATCAACTCTGAGTATTGCGTTTTGAGAAGATCTAGGGAAGTGCTTCTGAAATCATAAAGCACTTTAGAGTTTGCGAATTTACCTGTATCTCTTACAGCTAACCTTTTTTGATTAGTGCTAACTGTGTTTGAAAAGGTAGATAGCGATTGCTCGTTACCCTCTAATGATGAATCACCAGTAATTGCACTTCCTGAAAGCTGAGAAACAAGACCAAAAGTAACATCTTTACCTTTGCCTTCTTCCATTTGCTTTACATGAATTGCATTTCCTGGGCCTTCACCCATGAATTTACTAAAGTAAACTCCTTTGCTAACTTCACTCTGGAGTTCTTTTGCCCATCGTGAAACTTGTAGGCCTGATGCCCAATTTGCTGCCATTATAGACTCCTATTAGTTAAGGTTAGTTTTGAAGAACTTACACCAGACAACATATTTACCTGCATCCATAGCATTGACGAATTTTACGTCAAGCGTATCTTCAGCGGCTTGGTATCTTCCACCTGAGTAGGTGTCCGCACCTGTTGCTGCGTTTAAGCTATTATATGTAATACCAACTGCGGCATTCAAATCGACTCCATCTAAGAATCCATCTGGGCCATCGCCAGTAAAACCAATATCAGCGGTTGCTGTACCACCTTCTGCTACGAGTATTGAAATACCAACTTCAACAACTATTGAACCTGCAGGTATTGTTATCGCTTCAAGAATGTCTCCTGCGCCCATGTTTTGCACAGAGCAGTCAATCATTGCAGCCATAACTCCACCAGGCATTGCGTCAGTTTGTGGAGATGTCATTCCGTAACCAGAAGATGCGTTAAAAGGGCCTTCTTTATGTGAAACTGTAGCCATTTTATTCTCCTAATTAAAATCCAGAAGTAACCTCCATTAAGGCTTTCTTACGAACTTCA